CCTTTTTAAAATCCGCACCGAAAATTTGACTTTTCGGCCGAGCTTTTTGGAATCGAGGTGAGATGGGTGGAAGTCAAGCAAGAGTATGAGAGACTGCGCGAGCTCTTCCGAGATGGCGCGGACGAGAAGCTGATGGAAGCGGCGGACGGTGCCATCTTGGAGGCCGCGCGCATCCGCTGCCAGCTCGACGAGCTCAACAAGATTGCGCGGGCGGGCGGCCTCGTCAAGTATGACCCGGCGAACCCGTCACGCCAGAAGACGCAGCCGATTGCGCGAACCATCACGCAGGTGCGCGCGAGCTATATCAGCTACGTCGCCAAGCTGACCAAGATGCTCGGCGGCGGCTCACTGGAAGATGACGACGATGACCTCGACGAGTATGAGTAAGGCAGGGCGGAAGAAGCCGGACGAGAAGCGGCCACGCCTGCTGGCACCGTACCGCTCCTATCTGCATCTCTATGACGAGAAAATCAAGAGCGGCCAGATCGTCGCGGGCACGCACATCAAGCAGGGAATCCAGAGATTCCTCGATGACTTCGACAATCCAGAGCTGCGCATTGACTTGTCCGAATCGGACAAGCGAATCCGCTTCATCGAGAACGAGTGCAAGCTCTACGAGGCGCCGTTCAGCGGGCGGCCTTTCCGGCTCGAGCTCTTCCAAAAGGCCATCATCGAGTCAATCTATGCCATCAAGAAATGGAACCCTGAGGCAAACTTCGGCAAAGGCGGCTGGGTGCGAAAGTACCAGGATGTCCTCATTCTCATCGCGCGCAAGAATGGCAAGACGCCACTCGTCGCGGCCATCTCGCTGTCAGAATTTATGTGCGGCGAGATGGGGACGAAAATACTCTACGGCTCAAATGACTTTGAGCAGGCCGACCTCGCCTTCTCAGCGACGGACGCTATGCGCGAGGAGTCGCCGAGCATGGCCAAGCGCACACGGCGAAACCAGAAGGGCATCTTCTTCGGCAACCCGAAGCACCGCAAGACCAAGGGCAAATACTCATATCAGAATAAGGGGTCCATCCGCAAGATCTCAGCCAACGGTAAAAACAAAGAGGGCCGCAACATCAAGGTAGGCGTCGTCGATGAAGTGCACGAGATGGAAGACGATCACCTCATCATGCCGATACAGCAGGCGCTCTCGACGCAGGATGAGCCGCTCTATTTTGAGATTACGACGGAAGGATTTACAGAGGACGGCTACCTCGACCACCGCCTTGCCGATGCGCAGAAGGTGCTCGACGGTGAGCTTGACCGGCCGGACTGGGCAATCTGGTGGTACAGCCAGGACAGCGAAGAAGAGGTCTGGCAGGATGAGAAGTCCTGGCAGAAGAGCAATCCGGGCATCGGCGTCATCAAGAAATGGTCGTACCTTCGCAAGCAGGTCGAGGAAGCAAAGAGCAATCCGTCGCAGCGCGCTTTTGTGCTCGCGAAGGATTTTAATATCAAGCAGAATTCTTCGGCGGCTTGGCTCGACGAGGCAACCATCGCCAACACCGAGACATTCGACCCAGAGATGCTGCGCGGCCAGTACTACATCGGCGGCCTGGATTTTGCCGAGACGACCGACCTCTGCTCAGCTCGCGCACTCTTTGAGGATCAGCAGACGAAGAAGAAGTACACGCTGCAGATGTACTTCATTCCAGAGGCCAAGGCTGACGCGATTCTCGACGATGACTCACAGCTCAACCCCGAGCGGAAGAATTACCGCGAGTGGGAGAAGCAAGGCCTCGTCGTTATCTGCCCTGGCGCGGAAGTCGACGCCGAGCTCGTCGCGGGTTGGTTCGTCGACCTCTACGAGCACTACGGCATGATGCCCTACAAGATCGGCTATGATAATTGGCATTCAAAAGATTTTCAGGAAATAATCGCCGACAACTTCGGCAAAGAGGTGCTCGAGCGCATCGGCATGGACTTTATGAGCCTGTCGGGGCCGATGCGGTCGCTCGAGTCGGATCTCGGGCGCAATGTACTCGTCTACAACAACAACGAGATCGACCGCTGGTGCCTGTCGAACACGGGCTACAAAACCAACAACATCGGCCTAATCATGCCAGTCAAAAAGTACGGCACAAGCAAGAATCGCATCGACGGCACGCTGAGCGATATTATCTGCTATGCGACATTCAACCGCTATCGGTCGCTGTACCGCGACGCGCAGAAAATGAGGTGAGGAGCGAGACATGATTTTTCAAAACTACGTCCAGGGATTGCTGGACGTCTACAGGGGATGGCGCAACCGGCGCTTTGTGCAAGGAGTCCTCGAGGATAATCGAGCCGTCTTCACTTCGTGGGGCGGCAACATATACCTGTCGGACATCGTCAATAATTGCATCAATCGCATCGCGACGGAGATCGGCAAGATTGACGTCTGCAGCGTCGTCAAAGCGGGCAGCAACATTGCCATCCAGAATGACGACATCACGCGCCTCTTCCGCTTCCGGCCGAATCCATTGCAGACGACGAAGGATTTTCTCGAGGCTTGTGTCTGGCTGCAGCGCAAGACGATGCACTGCTTCATCTTCCCGCAATGGGAGGACGTCAAGGGCGCGAATGGCCTGACATACCGGCGCTACACAGCACTCTACCCGCTCAACCCGGCTTCGGCTGAGCTCGGCCGTGATGAAACGGGGCGCTGGATGATTAAATTCTACTGGCGCGACGGCGGCACGGATGTGCTGCCGTATGACCAAGTCGTCCACCTCAAGTGGCGCCGCGGCAAGAATCTCATCATGGGCGGCGGCAATGACTACGGCCATGCCGACACGCGCGATGCACAGAAGGCTGTCGAGACACTCGACAAGCTGATGCAGGGATTGCCGCTGAGCATCGAGGCGGGCTTGAAGCTCAGCGGCGTCTTTACGAGCAAAACAAAGCTCGATGCCGACAAGTTGCGGGCGGCGCGTGACGAATTTGAAGACCGCATCCTGACGTCCAAGGCGGGCATTGCCGCCGTCGATGTCGCGGGCGACTTTACACCAATCCAGAACAAGCAGGTCAGCATCCCCGACACGACAATGAAATTTATCAAGGACATCATCCGCAACCGCTACGGCGTCAGCGCGGCCGTGCTGGATGGCGACTACAATGACGCCCAGCACGCGGCATTTTATCAAAACTGCATCGAGGATTTTATCAACGAATTTGAGCAGGCTATGACGGCCTGCCTTTTTAGCCAGCGCGAGCAGGACGTCGGGCATCGTGTCAGATGCTACTACAACAAGGTCGAGTATTACGACACGCCGAATAAACTGCAGCTGGCGCAGATTGCACGCGACACGGGCCTTATGACCCTCAACCAGATTGCCGATATGTTTGGCATCGAGCCCTTTGAGGGCGGCGACCGTCGCCTGCAGTCGCTGAATTACGTCAACACAGAGCTGGTCGACAAGTACCAGCTTGACGCGAAAGGAGTCAATGCAAATGCCGAAAGCAAAGAGCCGGACGAATCCGGCAAGTAAAAAGGATGACGCGATGACCTGCGTCCGCAGCTATGCGCGACAGGAATTTCGCGCTATGGCGGGCGGCGAGGGCAATGGCGACGGGGAAGATGACGGCATCCGCTCCATCACCGGCCACCCGGCCGTGTTTGAATCCAGAACGGATATTGGCGGATATTTTGAGGAGGTCATCGACCGCAGCGCATTTGATGGGTGCGACCTGACTGATGTCTGCCTATTCGCAAACCATCGCGACATGAAGATCCCTCTTGCGCGAAGCCGTAGGAATAACGGCAGCAGTACGATGCAGCTGAGCATCGACGACATCGGGCTCAAGATGGATGCGGATCTTGACATTGAGAACAACCAGGAGGCCAGGGCCCTTTACTCGGCTATCAAGCGTGGTGACATGGATGGCATGAGCTTCTGCTTTCGCGTAAAGGAGCAGAAGTGGGAAAACCTCGATACAGATTACCCGACGCGCCGGATCATGAAGATCGCCAAGGTCTACGAGGTCTCGGCGGTCAATGAACCCGCCTACGAAGATACAGATATTTCTGCTCGCGACAAAGCGGCGCTGGAGAGTGCCCGAAAGGAAGTGGAGACTGCCCGGTCGCAATCGCTGGAGAGCGAGGAAGAGCTTGAAGTATATAGACTCAAAAACAGAATCATGGCGAATGCCTGAAAAGTGAAAGAAGGTAAAAAATGGACACGAAGAAAATCATGAAGATCATCCGCGACAAAGAAGCGCGCAAGAAGGAACTCGTCGAGAAGTCGGACAAGGCGACGACCGTCGAGGAGCTGCGCTCTATCGGCGAGGAGATCAAGCGCATTAACGACGATGTCGAGGAGCTGCGCGGCATTATCGCCGACGACCAGAGCGGCGACGTCGCTGATCGCACGAAGGCCGTCAACAAGAAAGACGACGCAGCCAAGCCGGAAGCCCGCGGCAAGCAGCTCGACGACCCGGAGCATGGCTTTGAGTCGCGCGGCCGCGTCGATCTTGACGGTGCACAGACGAAGGAATCCGCCGAAGCGCGCAACCGTGAGTACGGCAAGAATCTCAAGGAGGGCCGCTCCATCTCGATCTCTGGCGGCACGCTCGTCCTGCCGCAGCACACGGGCGACACGATCAATCCGAGCTTCTTGCAGAGCTCGAACCTCATCGACCTCGTCCGCCAGGTACCAATCCCGGGCGGCGAGACGTACAGCCAGCCGTATGAGATCAGCACGGACGACGCAGGCTATACCGGCGAAGGTACCGAGGCGGCCACGGCCGAGGTGAAATTTGGCAAGGCGACTATTACCAAGGCGAAGGTCACGGCTTACAGCGAGATGACCGAGGAGGTCGAGAAGCTGGCTGAAGCACCGTACGCAGAAGCCGTCCTCGGCGCAGTCGAGACGTCCCTGCGCAAGAAGCTCGCGAAGGAAATCCTCGTCGGCACGGGCGCAGACAATACGCTGACCGGCATCTTCTCGGCCAAGGCGACAGCCATCGACGCCACCACCGACATCACGGTCGGCAAGATCGACAATACGACGCTCGACTCCATCATCTACGGCTATGGCGGCGACGAATCCGTCGAGGGCATGAATCTGCTGATCCTCAACAAGAAGGACCTCGCGGCATTTGCCCGCCTGCGCAATACGGACGGCTCGAAATTCCACACAATCATCATGAGTGGCAATGGCGGTTCTGGAACAATTGATGGCACGCCTTTTGTCATCAACTCCGCCTGCGGCTCCATTGCAGACAGCAAGACGGCTGCAGATGCATACTGCATGGCCTATGGCAATCCGCTCAACTATCAGCTCACGATTTTCTCCGACCCGGAAATCAAGAAGAGCACGGATTATAAATTCAAAGAGGGCATGGTCTGCCATCGCGGCGTCGTCTTCGCGGGCGGCAATGTCGTCTCGGCAAATGGCTTTATCCGCATCAAGAAGGCATCGCAGGTATAACCTGCAGGATAGGCAGAGGCCTGGCTTTTGGCCGGGCCTTTTTACATGTCCGAATTGGACACACAAGCACGAGGAGGAAATGGCATGAAGGCGAAGACGCTGAAAGCATTCATCGACCGCGAGACGGGCGCTGGCTACAATGTCGGCGACATCTACGAGAGCAGCGCGAGCGGGCGGCTGGATGAGCTGGCAGCGGGCGGCTACATCGAGGTAATCGCGCCGCGCAGCAAAAAGCCACCGGCCGCCACGGCGGCACCTGCAGATAAGAGCACGGCCACAAAGGCAAAGGAGTGAGCTCGATGATGGCGACAGAGACAGAGCTGCAGCTGATTGCGATGCTGCTGCGCATCGACACCGATGCCGACACGCTCAAGATCATCCGCACTTACGTGGGCGCGGCTGAGTCATGGCTGCACAATGCGGGCGTCGAGCCGGACTACGACGACGGTCTCTACACCAACGCCGTCGCGGCCTATGTCGGCCAGCAGTACGACGACCCGGAGGGCGGTACGGCCAAGTCGGGCGATGTCACGCTGGCGGCAATGGCCGAGCAACTGCGGCTCGCGCAGGCCGCGAAGCAGCAGACAGGTGGTGACGCGCCGTGAAGCAATCCGATGTGGGTAAGCTCGACAAGCGCATCGACCTGCTTGAGCCGGTCGGCGCAGGCACGTACAAAGTCGCCGCAACGGTATGGGCCATCTTTCGGCGGCCGGGCATCAAGAGCGGAGCCATGCTCGGCAGCGCCGAGGCCGTCGTCATCACGCAGGGCGTGACCATCCGCGAGCGCAAAGACGTCCACAAAGGGTGGCGCATCCGCTACCCGGCAGGTGACAAGCGAGGCGAGCTTTACGACGTGCTGCACGTCGACGCATCCGTGCGCCACGAGCTCACGCTGACCTGCAAGGACATCGAGGTGCAGACATGAGCGAGCCTTTTAAAATCAACATCCGGCTCGACGACGTTGTCTTCCGCGCGACGGCTGACATCAGCAAGTACGACAAGGAGACACAGAATAAAATCAAGGCCGCCATCACTGATGGCGTCAAGGGCGTCTACGAGGAGGCAGTCAATCGCGCGCCGAAGCGGACGGGCGGGCTCATTGAGGGCATCAAGATGGACGTCAAGGGAGCACACGGCACGGTCAAGAGTACTGCGCCGATCTCACATGTCGTCGAGTACGGCAGCGGACCGCGCATTGCCTCGCCGCTGCGGGCAAAAGCGATGCTCATTAATGGCGATTTTGTCCGCGGCCACGTCGTCAGCGTAATGCCGGAGCGGCCCTTCATGCGCCCGGCGGCCGAAGCGGGCAAGCCGAAAATCGAGGCGGCAGTCAAGGAGGCTATTAAGAAATGAGAGTCATCAAGCACCTGCCGATTCTGTCGCTGCAGGAAGCAGTCTACGAGCTGCTCGAGCGGGGACAGACGACGCAGGTCTACCGCGCTGTACCGCCGCAGGCCGAAAAGAGTCCGTACATCACAATCGGGCTCTGCACTGTAAAGCCGGAGGACACGAAAGAAGACGCCCTCTGGAATTGCACGCTGGCGATTGATATCTGGAGCACCGGGGCGGGTGCCGGGAATATCATCGAGGCGGACAGCGCTGACGCGGCGGGCGGCTCGGCACCTGGTACACAGATTGCCGAGCAAGCGAAGAAAATCTACGAAGCCGTCGACGACATCAGCTATTTGATATCAAAGTACGGCGACCGCATCACGGTCGATGGCTACAAGGTCCTCGATGTCGAGGTCGAGCAGAGCGAGACCTTCCCGACGAGCGACCTCGGCTATCATGCGACTGTATCGGTGCGGTATCAGCTCATCGACAAGTAATAAGGAGTGACATATATGGCAATCACAGAAGATCAGCTCAAGACGCTGCCGGAAAATCCCGACAAGAGCGTCGCGAGCCCTGGTAAAGACCATCTGCTGCAGGTAGACGGTGGCACAAAGGATAAGGCAAGCTGGATCACGGTCGGCGGCCAGCGCAATGCGCCGCTCGACCAGACGGCTGACTCCATCGACGCATCGCATAAGTCGTCCGGCGACTGGAAACAGACCCTGCCGGGCCTCAAGGGCTGGACGTGCTCGTACAGCGGCCTGCGCATCCTTAACGACGATGGCCTCGCCATCATTGGCTATTGCTTCCGCAATTCCAAGCAGGCACATGTTCGCTTTATCGACAAAGAGGGAAATTATCAGGAGGGCTGGTGCTACATCACCAAGCTGACAAAGGACACGAGCTACACGGCCGTCGCGACCTACACGGCGACGCTCAGTGGTGTCGGCGCAATCAGTGAGGTCAAAAAGGACGCTACGTACACGGGCACGACCCCGACGACCGACCTGGGCGCATAATCGCCTGGCTGACGTCGCGATACACAGCAGAGGAGAATAAGAATTGAAAAAACCAACGACTTTCAAGATTGGCGAGCGTGAGTACACACTCGCTTTTTCTGTCCGCGCGTTGGCAAATATGGAGCGCTCGATTGGGCGCTCCATTTTGTCTATCATCACGGGCAATCAGGCGAGCTGGATGCGCAATATGACGATTGACTTCACCGCGTACGGGCTCAAATACGGCCTGCAGGGTGCGGAGAAAGATTTTGACCCGTATGAGCTCATCGATTACGCCTTCGAGCATGGCATGGAGCTCAATGAGCTGACGGGCTACGTCTTACTTGCCATCGAGCAGACCGGCCTTTTTCAGATTCGGATGCCGGAGCCGACAGAAGAAAAGACCGGCAAGACGGAGAAGAAGTAAAATCATTCCTTGAGTGGGTCGAAAAAACCGAGCCGGTGGCCTACCGCATCGGCTTGAAGCCACAAGAATTCGAGGAACTATCTCCTGGCGAATTTCGGCGGCTTGTCGAAGCGTACGAGGCGCGGCGAAAGGACGAGGACTATCGTCGCTCGTACTTTGTGTCGCTGCTGATGAATCCGCATCTCAAAGAGCCGGTCACGCCGGAGCAGATTTTCGACCCGCTCTACTACACAGCCGACGAGATCAAGGAGAAGAAAAATCGGGCAGCCGAAGAGGAACTGGAGTACTTCCAGAGCTTCGGCCAGGCGAACAAAAAGTAAATTGGAGAGGTGAAAATATTGCCGACCATATCAGAGCTGCTCATCAAGATCGGTGCCGACTCATCGGGCCTGCGCAAAGAGCTCGGCGAGTCAAAGACTGCCATCAATCAGACCTTCGGCGACGTCAAGCCTCTCGACACGATGCAGGGAGCACTGACGAGCACGACGAGCAAAGTCGAGGGGCTTATCGGCTCCCTTACAAAATTCGCGGGCGTCGTCGCGGGCGGCTTCGGCCTGACGTCGCTGATCTCGGGCGCAGTCACGGCGGGCGAAAGCGTCTACCAGCTCTCGCAGAAGATGGGCGTCACCGTCGCCCAGGCAGGAGAATTCAAGCGCATCCTCGCGCTGACGGGCGGCGATGCAGACGCCGCGAGCGCGGCCATCATGAAGCTCGACAAGTCGATGGCGGGCGGCGGCGCATCGGCGCAGAAGACGCAGAAAATCTTCGACGCGCTCGGCATCTCGCTCAAAGACCAGCAGGGCCACCTGCTGCCACTCAATCAGCAAATGGAGCAGCTGGCCGATGGCTATAAAAAGGCCGAGAAGGCCGGATACGGCCAGGAATTTATCATGAATACGCTCGGCGCGAAGGGCTTGTCATTGACGCAGACCTTGCGCGACTACGCCGAGGCGAAAGAAAATGCCGCGAAGATAAAATCGTCCGGCATGATTGATGCAAAGCAGATGCATGAGCTCGACCAAGAAATGAAGCTCATTAATATGCAATTCGGCCAGCTCAAAGTCGCAGGCGGCGCGGCCGTGGCACCGCTCGCCAAAGAATTCCTGCCGCTGGCACTCGAGGGCTTGAGCAAGGCGGCTGTATTTATCAAGGACAACAGCTCGCAGATCAAGACGCTGACGACGGACCTTGTCAAGCTCTATGCCGTCTACAAATCCATCCAGGCCGTCCGCGCCATCGGCACTAAAGCGACGTCGGCCGTCAAGTCGACCGTCGGCAAGGCACTCGGCGGCAGTGCCGAGGTGGCCGAGGCCGAGAAGACACAGGCCAAGATCACCAAAGTACAGCAGCGCGCCATCAATAAGCGCATGACCGCGATGCAGACCGCGGCGGATAAGGAAATCAAGGCATACGAAAAGACCGTCCAGAAGATGGAGATCACCGAAGCCGAGAAAACGCGCCTCGTCACCGAATTTACAACCCAGCGCACGATTGCCCTCGAAGAAGCCCAGCTCAAAGAGCGGGCGGCGATGGAAAAGACCTTTTTATCCTATCAGACGCAAAAGACCCGCGAGGTGGAGATTGCCGCCGAGGCCGAGCAAGCAAAAGCTGGGGCTGCCGAGAAAGCAGCCATGCAGATCTCAGAGGCAAATACAGCTGCAGGCGCATCCGCATCGCGCATCGTCGAGGGCAATGCACTCGCAGCAGAGAGCGAGGTTGCCAAGGCCGATGCCGCCACCGTCGCTTCGGGCCGCATCGTCGAGGCAAACGTAGCCGCCGAGGCCGCTGTGGCCGAGACAACCGTGGCGCAGGACGCTCTGACGGCGTCGGAGGTTATCACCGGCACGACGGCGGGCGAGACGGCGGCGAAAAAAGTAACGGCCGAGAATGTCTCCAAAGCAGCAGTCACGTCGACAAAAGTGGAGCAGGAGGCTCTGACGGTAGCGACGGCCACGACGGGCGTCAAGGCGGTAGAGTCTGGGACGAGAACAGTCTCGGCTATGGCTGTTGCGCGCAGCAGTGTCGTGAGACTCACAAGTGCTGTCTGGGCACTAGCGGGCGGCTGGGTAGGCGTCGGTGCGGCCATCGCCTATGCGGCATACTGCTTATACCAATACCGCCAGGGGCTCCTTGCCGAAAAGAAGTCGAATGAATTTGAGCAGGACGGCGCGACATACCGCTGGAATAAGGACCAGGGCACCTGGGAGAAGAAATCGGCTGGCGTAGACACCAATATTGCAATGGTCAACGCATTGCAAGGACAGGGTGCTGGCGTAAACCCGCTAATATCGGATGCATTTACAGACCACGGCTCGACATGGAGCACAGTCACAGACCCGGACGTAATAAGCGGCTTGCAGGACCAGTGGTGGAACCGACATAAAGACGACCCGGACTTTATCGCAAAGTTGAATCAAGAGGAAGCAGACGAAAAGATAAAAGAAGCTGAGGCGAATGCACAGAAGCTGGCGGACTCTCTGAAAGATACGCTTGGCGGTACAGGCATCTCGGGAGGCAGTGGAAGTACGCCGTCTGGCGGCGGAAGTGCCGGGCCCGTCGAGGCACCGGCGACGCCGATGCGCACGAAGTGGTCTTTTGAGGATGACCCAGAGCTCGCGCAGTGGGCAAAAGAAATTGAGTACGCCGCTGCATATCATGGAGTCGATGCCGGATTGATTGCGGCAATCATCAAGCATGAGTCGCACGGTGATGCCAATGTATGGTCAGACGACCATGCGCATTGGGGGCTCGGCCAGATATCGCAGGACATTGCCAATGCCTACGGAGGCGGCAGAGGATACGGCCCGGGCAGCGACCCAAATGATAATATCATGGCAATCGGCGGCTACTTACGTGATCTTTTAGACCAATATGGCAATGACCCGGAGGCAGCTATATCGGCTTATAATCTCGGTCATGCTGATACGCGCGCCAACCCAGATTACATCTCAAAAGTCGAGGGCTACTACAATAGCTTCACGACGTCCCAGGTGCCGCTGGCAGGCGGCGCAGGTGCGGCACAGGCGCAGCCCGTAGCTTACGACATTCCGGTCGGCGAAGTGGCGGCTTATGTCGCCGCAAATGACTTTTGGGACGGCCAGCCGTGGACCGGCTCGCTTGGCAGCGACGCGGCAGGCTGGTGCGACGATTGGGCACACGAGGTCTACAAGCAGATGTTTGACGCGCTCGGCAAAGAGGACATCTTTGGCGATGGCGTCGTCAATGATTCCAATTTCCGCGCGCTTGGCGCATACCACGAGGCTAATATAAATGATATCGGCGCACAGCTGCAGCCCGGCGATCTCGTCGACACACCGGGCCATGTCGGTATCTATCTCGGCAACAACATGGTACGCTCACGCCAGAGTAGCATGGGCGTGCACGATTTGACCCTGCAGGATTTTGACGCTACCTTTGGCGGTATCCAAGGCTATGGCTCTATCGCCGAGGCGACGGGCGGTATGACGGCCAAGTCAACACTGATCGGGCGCACAATGTCGCAGGCCAACCACGCGGCCGAGGAAGCCGCGCGAAAGCTCAAGCAGGCTCAGGACGAGGCAAAGAAGCTGTCCATAGAGATGCAGAGCGCTGTCTTTAGCAACAGTGCTACCGAGTATCAAAAAGAATGGGCAAAATTTACCGGCGATATCAAAAAAAAGAAGCAGGAGATCAATAAGTTGGCGGCCGTGCCGGGTATGAGCAAAGAGACCATTGCGGCGCTCAATAAGCAGCTCGACGAGTACACCGACAGCATGTACCAGAAATTTGTCAAAAAATGGCGTGAGGCATGGCAGGATTTTGAGCTGACATCGCGGGCGGCGCTCGCACAGGAGCACCACGATTACGAGGAGTCGGCCGACATCGAGTACCAGCAGACCATCATCAAGCTCGACCGCGAGCGCGAGAAAAAAGAAAAAGAGCTGATGCGCGACAAGAATGACTACGAGACGCGCAGGAAAATCAGCGATTGGTACTATGCGCAGGTGGATGAGGCGCTGGATAAGCAGCGCAAGGCAAAGCAAGAGGCCCATGACAAGTACGTCGAGTACCTCGTCGAGGAAGGCAATCTCGCTCAGCTCGTCGCCTATATGGGCACGCCGGTCATCAAGGCTGACGGCACCGCCGAGAAGTCAAAAGGGACGAAGGCCGGTGAGGCGTCGCTGGACCGTGAGGCCGAGCGCAAGCTCGCGAAGGAGTACGTCAAGATCTGGCAGGATGCCCACGGCAGCATGATCGGCTACATTGCGGACGTATCGGACAATCTCTACAGCACGATGACGGACTCAATGACCGAATTTATCCGCGGTACCAAGGGGGCCAAGGCGGCCCTACAGGATTTCGGAAATTCCGTGCTCAGTATGATGGCTAAGATTGCTGCGCAGCGACTCGCCGCGAGCTGGATGACGAGCATCCTCGGCATCTTCAGTGGCTCGCGCGGTGGCACCTCGGCGGCGTATAATTTTGGCGGCGTACAGCATAGCAATACATTCGGCTTTGCTGGCGTCTCACCGGTGACACAATTTACAAGTGGCCTCGCCAACACGGCAAATTTCTCGAGTCATCTCAAGGTGCCGGGCTTTGCAAAAGGCGGCATCGTCACCGCGCCGACACTTGCGATGATCGGCGAGGGCGGCGACAAAGAGGCTGTCATCCCACTGACTGACCATAATCTTCGGACAATGGGCGGCTCGGGCGGCAAGGGCGGCGGCGTCGTCGTCAACATCACAAATAAGACGAGCTCGGAGGTTAGCGTCCAGCGGAGTGGCTTTAACGAGGACCTCGGCAAGTGGGTGCTAGACGTCGTCGTCGACGGTGCCCAGCGTGACCGCGGCGGCTTCGGGCGCAATCTCAAGACGGCACTCAAGGGGACAATGTAATGGCAGAGACATACACTTTTCCGACAGATTTCCCGGAGCCCAACATCGCATCCTCGTCGGGTGCGGGTGACTCGTACAAGGATAAACTGCAGGACAGCACGATCAGCGTCACGAGCGACGCGAATTACAAAAAGACAAGGCCACGCACGACGCGCATGGTTGAGACGTGGACCTATGCGTGGGTCGGCGTCAATGATGCCGACTTTGCCAAGCTGCAGGCATTTTTCAGGCAGGTCGGCACCTTCCAGCAATTCGCCTGGAAGGACTGGAGCACGAAGAAAGACCACGTCGTGCGCTTTATTGAGGCGCTCGAGTGGCAAGAAAATTATCCCTACGGCTGGCAGGGTACGCTGAAATTTGAGGAGGTGTAAGCGTGCTGCAATTTTCCAAGATCGCGACACTCGAGAAAAACAAACTCTCAAGCGACGCGCCTTTTCTACTGCTATTTGACATCAGCCATGAACAGCTTGCCGAGAATATCCGCCTCGTGCGCAATACGGAAGACGTGACCTGGGCGGGCAAGACCTGGACGGCTTTCCCCGTCGACATCGAGGATTACAGCGAGGACGGCAAGAGCTTGCCTGCGCTCAACATGAAGATCGCCGCAGGCCAGGGACTCATCACGACGTACTTGCAGAAATACGGCGGCCTGACCGACGCGCGCGTGAGAATCTACATCGTGCACGCAAAGTGTCTCGACGTCGACAAGGCCGAGATGGAGCTGGAATTTCAGATCACGGAAACAACATATGACGAGCAGTGGATTACCTTCACACTCGGCGCATCGCCAGAGCTCGCCAACCGCTTCCCAGCTTGGAAGTATCTCACGGACTTCTGTCCGTTTGTTTGCGGCGACATCCGCTGCGGCTACGCGGGCAACAAGACATGCAAAAATAACCTCGCCTCATGCCTCATACCCGAGCGCTTCGGCGGCGAGCCGGGCATCCAGACAGGGCGGTGACAGCATGAGACTTTATCGTGGAGACTGCCTAGACGTCATGCAGCAGCTTGAGGATAAGAGTGTCGATATGATACTTTGCGATTTGCCGTATGGGTGCACGCGCAATAAATGGGATATCGTCATATCAGCCTTTTACGACACGGCTCATCATGTCAAATCTCAAGATGTATAGATACGAGATCATCTGGGCCAAGCCGCAGGGAACGGACTTTCTCAATGCAAACCGCAAACCGATCAAAGCCCACGAAAATATCGAGGTCTTTTACAAACGGCCACCGTACTACAACCGCAAGGGCAGACAGGGCAAGCCATACAGGGCCAAAGGTGGAACAAAGTCAGAAAATTGGGGGGGTACAAGAGTATCGTGATAGAAAACCGCGACGGGCGGCGCTGCAATACAACTGTGTATCACGCGCCGATCCCGCGCCGCGGGCATCATCCGACCGAGAAGCCGACCGAGCTGCTTAAATGGCTGATTGGGATGTACACGAGGCCGGGCGATACTGTACTCGATAATTGCATGGGCAGTGGCTCGACCGGCGTTGCGTGCCTCGAGATGGGACGCGACTTTGTTGGCATCGAGCGGGACGAGAAGTATTTTGAGATCGCAAGAGAGCGCATCGGGAGCACAAAGAGGGTGTAAATCATGGATTTTGCATACAATGACCTTATTGGAATCCCCTTCGTCGACGGCGGGCGGGACCCAAAGAGCGGCCTGGACTGCTGGGGGCTCGTCAAGGAGGTGTTCAGGCGGCAGGGATATAAGGTACCGGACTACAGTATCTCGGCAGCGGAGGCGGCCGACATCGCAGGCACGATGAAGAAGCAGGAAGACGACTGGATTCATCTCGACGAGCCGCGCGTCGGGTGCCTTGTGCTGCTGCGGCTGACGCCTGGGCTCTGGGCAAATCATGTCGGCATCTATGTCGGTGACGGCAGATTTTTACACGCTTACCTGCCGACGGGCGTCTGCATTGACCGGCTGCGGCGCTGGCAGTCGCGCATCGTCGGGTATTACAGCCCGGGAGGAGGATGGCATTGATACAGATTGTAAAGGTTGCAAACCCATTCGAGCCGACGCGGCGCGAGATTGAGGAGATTTGCTACACGGGCGGCAAAGTCACCGCGTACGTCGAGACAGAGGGCCGCGATGTCTACATCGACGGCAACCTCGTCGAGCGTCCTGACGAGACGACGCCGCTCGACGGCTCACAGATTGTCGTCATCCCGCACATCGCGGGCAAGGGCATCATGAAGGTGCTGGGCCTCGTCGCGATGATTGCTCTTTCCGTCTACTCGAGTAATATCGCGGGCGGCCTTTGGAAGGGCCTCGGCACAGCCTTCCGCGCTGGCCATGTCGGTGCACTCCTCGCGAGCGGCGCCGTTATGTTTCTCGGCGGCAAGATCATCAACGCCGTCTTCCCACAGGCAGTTGACAACATCAATTGGAATGACCACGAGACGACGCAGACCTACGGCTGGGACCTGCCGACACCAACCACGACAGCAGGCACAGTCGTCGGCGAGACATACGGCGAGTGCATCCCCGCGCCGCAGCTCCTCGAGCAACATGTCGAGACCGTTAATGACGAGCAGTATCTCAATCTGCTCTACTGCGGCGGCTACGGCCCGGTCGACAGCATCGACAATATCCGCATCGACTACACGGACATCGGCAATTTCTCGGGCGTCCAGCTCGAGACGCGCCTCGGCACAAATGACCAAAAGCCGATATCATTTTTTAAAAATACGCCGCTCGACCAGAGCGTCGGCGTCGAGCTCGTGCAGGGCCAGGCTGTCACACGCACGAGCGACAGTACCAAGGCATCAGCGCTTGACGTCACGTTAGAATTTCCGGCCGGGCTCTATCATGTCAATGACAAAGGCGACTACGACAATGCGACCGCAAAATTTTTGCTCGAGTACCGCAGGGGACAGGGCGACAGCTGGCACAATTTTAAAAAAGATGATACGGGCTATTACTACAGTGTGACAGCCGCGACAAATAGCGCCCTGCGCCGCACTTTTTCCGTCACCGGCCTCAAGGCGGGCCAGTATGATGTCCGTGTGACGGCTGTAAATAAGCCGACATCGTCACGCTATCAGAGTATGGTAAGTTGGTCAATCATGACGAGCTACATCGACGGCATCTACAGCAGACCAAATAAAGTACTCGTCGCGCTGCGCATCAAAGCAAATAACCAGCTGTCGGGCGGCGTGCCGTCGCTCAACTGGCGACAGACGCGCAAAAACGTCTGGGTGCACAACCCTGAGACAGGCTATTACGAGCAGCGGGCGGCAGATAATCCAATCTGGGCTTGCTACGACATCCTGCATGGCTGCCGCAGTCTCAAGAATATCAAGACCGGCGAGAGCGAGTACATCGTCGCCGGGTATCCGGCCAGCTGCCTGGACGCATACTGGCAGCAGTGGAAGTCGGCCGCAGCCTACGCCGATGAAGAAATCACGAATCAGGACGGCGAGAAAGAACCGCGCTACCGCTTCGACGCCTACTTTGATACGACGCAGAAGCGCTGGAATGCCGCGCAAAAGGCGGCCAACGTCGGCCATGCGGTCATCATCCCGCACGGTCGCAATATCGGCATCGTCGTCGACCGACCGGGACACATCACGCAGATTTTCGGCGAGGGCCGCACGACGGTCTCATCGGTCAAGGGCTCTTTTAGCAGCACTGAGGACCGCGCAAGGGCAATCGAGGTCACGTACAATGATGGTCAGAATGACTTTAAAAATACCGTTATGACCGTGCGCTCGCCGAATTACAACACCGACCGCTCAAGCGACAACACGGCTCAGCTCACGCTCTTTGGCGTCAAGCGTCGCTCGCAGGCATACCGCGAGGCCATCACGGCACTCGCGACAAATGAGCGCCAGCTGCAATTTATCGAGCTTTCGACCGATATCGACGCCATCGTCGCCGAGTACGGTGACATCGTCGGCTTTAATCACGCCGTGAGCCGCCTCGGCATCGCCTCAGGGCGCATCGTCGCAGCGACCGCGACGACGGTCAAGCTCGACAAGACGGTGCAGCTCGACGCGGCGAAAAAGTACGAGATTTACATATCGCTGAGCAATGACAATCTGATTCGCCGCGAGGTCATCGCAGAGACGGCGGAGACAGACACGCTCAAGCTCACGACGCCCTTTGAGAGCGCAGCCCTGCCACAGCGTTTCGACAATTACGCATTCGGCGAGATCGACAAGGCCGTCAAGCCCTTCCGCATCGTCAATGCGGAGCGCGACGGCGATCTCAAGGTATCACTCAAGCTCGCCGAGTACGATGAGGCGATGTACAGCGATGAGCTCGACTACAGCAAGTATCCAGTCATTGACTACAGCAATACGCCGAGCGTCGCGCAGATCACGACACTGACGGCGTCAGAAGAGTCGTACACCGCCGATAAGACGAGCGTCTCCAATGTGCGCGTAACCTGGCAGCTTGCGCGCCAGGGCATCGCACCCGACAGCTACATCGTGCGCATCAAGTCGCGCACGAGCGACTACGACGAGCAGGTAAGCACGCGGATGACGACATACGTCTTCCGCGGCGTGCGCCAGGGCGATGATTACGACATCACCGTCTACAGCATCTTTGATGCACTGACCGCAGACAGCAAGACGACGAGCCTGCGCGTACACGGCACGGCCTACACTGACAACAATGCGAGCAATCTAATCGTCATGCTTGCCGGCAAGGGCTTTAATCTATCGTGGCGCGGCGCGACCGGCGCGGCCGTCGCGGGCTACAATGTCTACCGCGGTAAGTACGGTATGACTATGCAGCAGTGCGACAAGGTAAGCGCGGCGCAGACTGCGACATCATGCTACGTGCCAACGCAAGACGCCGGGCAGTACGTCTTTTACGTCGAGTCAATCGATAGCGACGGTAATACCTTTGGTGAGACACTCACGGGCATCGGCTCTATTGCGATGCCTGGCAAAGTCACTGATGCATCAGCTTATACGATATATCGGCAGTATCAGGACGGCGCGACCGGCTATGACATCGTCGTGAGCTTCAGCCTGCCAGCAACGGCGACCGTCGCCGACGTCGCCGTCTACTACAAGACAAATCACATCGACATGAGCAAGCTGAGCGGCCCGCTGCCGGAGGGCGTGCCAGCCGACGAGCTCGGCTACTATGCCGACTGGCGTTATGCAGGAAAAGGCACGAGCCGCGTCACGATCCCCGCCGCACAACTTGGCGACACGTATCGCATCAAGCTCGTCGCCGAGGATGTCAACGGCTTCACTACGCCGGATGAGGATGCGACATACATCGAGCTGACTGTCGAGGCCAAGCAAACCGTACCCGACACGCCGACCGGCTTCCGCAAGGATTTTAGACTCGGCAAAGGCTTTACTTTCGCGTGGCGTGATGTCACAAATTCAGACGTCGATTACTACGAGCTCAGATACGATCAAAACCCAGGCGCGGCCTACAATCTGCTCGCGCGCGCGCAGGGCACGAGTATCACGCTCGAGTCAATGCCTGCCCGCAAAGCGACGATATACCTTTACGCCCACAATGCGACAAAAAAGTACAGCTACCCGGCGTCGCTGAGCTACGATTATCCAGTACTCAGCGCGCCGGGCGGCTTGACGATCGAGAAGGCCATCCTGGCCGTCAATATCTCAGTGCCGGACATCCCTGCTGGAGCCGACGGCGTCCGCTTCTACATCGAGCAGCAGCCCATCGACATTGGTAAGAATACGCACTACACGTACTCCAATCAAGCAGGCATCTACACGGTCACAGCGTGCTACTACGACATCTTCGGCGAGGGATATCAGACAGCCGAGCACCAAGCCGTCATCGATCCACATATCGACCCGAAGTACATCGAAGATGAGTCGCTGGGCTTATCCTTAATGGACAAAACCATCCAAGATGCGATCAAAGATGCGCAGGATGCCCTACCGAATCTCAACCAAAAGGTATCGGAACTCAAAAAGACCGATGACGAGATTAGAGGGACCGTGCAAGATGTGCAGAAAAATCTATCATCGCAGATTACACAGAATGCAGACAAGATCACGAGTGTCGTCACAAATCTGAGCGACACGCAAAAAGCCAGCGCAGCTTATTCGGCCATCGCTCAGATGGTCAACGCAATCCAGATGCGCGTGACAGCTGACAATCTCAAAGAGATGGGACAGAGCGGCCAGCTCATGTCGTACATCAATCTGACGCCGACGGCAGTGTCCATCTTGAGCGAACTGCTACACATCACTGCTGACACGCTCATTGATGGTAATGTCATCACAAACGGGATGATAAAAGCCGGGGCAATTACGGCGGATAAGCTAGCGGCGAGTGTCATCGAGCTCACAGCGAGCCAAGGCATCAAGGGTGGCAGCGCTACGCTTGACGTCAACGGGCTCACAGTACGTGGCAATGATGGCTCATACGTTGTACACGGTTCTAACGGCATGGAATTTCATGACGGCAACGGCAATACCTTTGCAATGGTCGGTGCAATGGTCATGGGAACAGTTAAAGATGGACAGTGGGTTAAATTTACAAAACCGTGGAAAACAGTACCGAACGTCATTGTTACGCCTATTAGTCTACAGACGGCAATCCCGGGCTATACCAGCACAAACCTGTACTTAGATTGCAGAGCACAAAATGTCACACAGAATGGATTCCAAGCTGTATGTCGCACAGTGCTAAAAGCTGGTTCTGGCGGTGCTTTCCCTGTAAACAAGGTTGCGAGCAGAGATTTCAGTGACTTATTTGGAGAGGGATTGCCAAACCTTACTTCGTATACATATGATGTTTCAGAGATAAAAGTCCCTGATAAAGCCACAAAGGTAACTATTAATTCGTCGTGGACACTACACAATTTAGGAGAAGTCCATTCGCGTTCCTATGATGAAGATGATAAGTATACTTACTATTTTGGAGATATCTATGTAAATGTAAGGATAGACGTGAACGGCTCAACTGTGAAGACAAAGAGACTAGGCAGTTCATTGGGGCGAAAGACAGACTTTGCTGAAGCCACCAAGGAAAGTAAGTCTGGTAATGACTCAGAGGTAATCACTGTTAATGGTGGAGATACAATAAAAATATATGGCGTTTTCTCTGTACAATCAGTAGAAAGAGGCGGTCTTCATCATAGTTATGAGTTGCATAGAGGTTTT